TCAAAAAGCAATAACTTATCATGCTAGAAGAATTAAAGAAATGATAGAAGGTTGTATTATGTATAAAGGTATACAAGCAGATCCATCAGTAAGAAATAAAAGTGATAGAGATGGTGTAAGTTATCAGCAATATTTTTATCAAGTTAGTGGTGTATGGTTAGAAGAAGGAAATAATGCTATAATGGATGGTATAGATAGAGTTAGAGATTTTATGTATATGGGAAAACTAAAATTTTTTGCTAGTTGTGTTAATATGAAAGAAGAAGCAGGAGACTATATATGGAAAGTTGCTAAAGATGGAACTCAAGAAGATATTCCAGTAGATAGAAGAAACCACTTGATGGATGCTTTAAGATATTTATGTATGGGATTACCTTTTGATTTTAAAGATTGTTATAATGTTGATAAACCTAAATTAATTGAAAGTAAAGACACTTTGATAAATAGATTGAAACCAGACACAGATATTAGTGATCTTTTAGGAATTAATCAAGGTGGAGCATTTGGAATAGGTATGTATAATATGAATTAGAGAGAGGTGATATTATGGAAAAGAAAGATGATGTAAAAGAATTAATTGAAAAAATGGATAAACTAGTTTTGAGAGTAAATGAACTAGAAAAAAGATTAGATGATTTAGAAAAAGGCTCTTTAGGAACAGGAGTTTATCTAGATGGTACTCCAGACTATGCAAAAGAATATATTCTTAAGGAAGGTGAAAAATAATGAAAGAGAAAGAACAAGAAGTTGAAGAACTAAATATTGCATCTGAATTGGAAAAAGCTAAACCTTATTTAGACAAATTTCAAAAAGCTAAAAATTTTAATAGTACTAGAATGGATGCATATGCAGAGGATATGGCTTTTTATCAAGGTAATCAACATTTATTGAAAAAATTTAAAAATGAAACTCCATGGGTAGTAAATATGAACACTCCTCATGCTTCTATTTCAATAGATAATCGTGTTGCTTCACTTTTAGCAAATGATTATATTGGTGAATTGATTCCATTAGGTATAGAAGATGTTGAGAATGTTGATAAACTTGCAGAAGTTTATAAAAGAGAATGGAAAAGACTTAAAATGGATGACCTTGTTCGTGAATGTATATCTACTTGTGCTATAGTAAGAGAAGGATATATTCATATAGTTGTTGATAAAAAAGGTATAGTAGGAACAAAAGGTAGAAAAGTATTAGGTAAAATGGAAGCATATTGTATTGAACCTGCTAGAATTTATATAGATCCAAATGCAAGAAGTCTAAAAAAGGCAAGATATATATTTGTTGCTGATAGAATAAGTAAAGAAGAATTAGAAGAAAAATATCCTAGATTATCTAATTTAGAAGCTGCTGCTGATACATATAATCCACAAGATAGAGGAGAAGTATATCTTGATAATGACTATACAACAGAGCAAGAAGATGTAAAAACTGTATTAACTTATTATGGAAAGAAGAAAGATAAGTTAGAAAAAGTTGTTATTATTAGTGGTATTATCGTTGATAAAAAAGATATGGATTTTCCAAAATTTCCAATAGCACAAATTAGATGGCAAAAAGCAGCACAAAGTTGTTATGGTTTATCTTTAATGGATAGTGTACTTTCTTTACAGAAAGCTGTAACTTCTATAGAAAGTGCAATAACAAATACTGCTATAGCATATGCAGCTCCTAGTATGATGGTTAGAAAAGGTTGTGGAGTAGATCCAAAAGTAGTTGCAAAAGCTAATGGAGCTCCAGGTGTAGTGTATGCTGTTGATGGAGATTTAGATAATGCAATTAAACCAGTTATTCCACCTCAAATTAAACAAGATACTTTAGCTATTAAGAATGATTACATTAGTCAAATTGACAAAATTACAGGAAGCACTAATCAGTTCTTAGGAGATATAGGTACTGCTGGTAATACAAAGAGTGGTACTGAAAATGCTATAAGCAGAGCAACTATTATTGAAAATAAAGTTTTATTAAATATTAAAGAATTCGTAGAAGATGTTACTGAAATAATTATAGAATTTATAAAAAAAGTTTATGCTGGTGAGACACTATCTTATAATGATGGTAAACAAGCAGATGGCAAATATCAATTCACAACAGTAGAACTTCCAAATGAAAAGGATATGAAAGAAAATACAAATTATAATTATTACATAGAATTAGAAACAAAGACTCCATATAATAGACAAAAACAACAAGACTTGTTATTAAATATATTCCAATTAGAGAGACAATATGATGCTCCAGTTAAGACAGTTACAGTTGGTGATATTATAAAAATGTCTGATATAGAAAGAAAAGATGAGATAATTGCTAGATATAATGCATTAACTTTCCAAGATGCAGAAACTAAAGCAGATGCTATTACACAATTATACCAATCTGGAATGGAGTTTGGATTAGATCCAGAATTATTAAAACAAGCTATGTCAGAAATCATTTCAAATCAAAAAGATACTCCAGCTGTTCAAGAAGTATTGAATCAAATAGAACAAGCCACTCAACAACAAATAGAACAAGCTAATCAACAAATGGATGCTGCTACTGAAACATTAATGGCTTCACCTCAAGGACAAGCAGACTTAAATGCTGCTGCACAAGAATTAGAAGGTGAAGAAACAACAATGTTAAATCAAATGGAGATACCAGAAGAAGCATAGAAATATGCTTTTTTATTTTTATTGTTTACAATTTTTAAAAAGTATTGTATAATTGTTTTGATGAGATAGAGATATTTCAGTAAAGTCATATTTAGAGCTTGTACCATAGCAAGGTAAAATAATTATGTGAAGAAAGGGAAGATAAATATGAACAATGAGTTGAATACTGTAGAAGATATTGATGCTATGTTAGATAATCAGTTTAAAATAACTGAGGAAGAACCTAGTGTAGATGTTGAAGAAACAGATGGAAATGTTGAAGATCAAGAATCAGAGACTGATGAAAATCAAGAAACTGAGACTGATGAAGAAATAAAAGATGATGAAAATAATTCTAATGAAAATCAAGAGAAATCTGATAGTAAACCTAGTGCAGATGATAAAAAAGAATTTGCATTTAGTAAGATGAGAAAAGAAAATTCAGATTTAAAAAATCAGTTAAATGAGAAAAATGCAGAAACTGAATTTTTAAATAGATTAGCTGCTCAATATGGATATACTGATGTTAAAAAGTTTCAAGCAGATTATGAAAAAGCAAGAGTTCAACAAGAAGCTAAAGACAAAGGACTTGATCCTGTACTTTATTCTCAGCTACAAGAAAGTAATAAAAGAATTGCTGAGTTAGAAAAGAAACAAAGTGAGACTGAACTTATGAACAAAGCTAATAATTTCAAGATTGCTGTTGATAAAGCTGTTGCTGATTATAATTTAGGAGAAGAAGGAAGAAATGAAATCTTTAATAAATTAGAAGAAGCTGGTTTTTCAGTTGATACTTTATTAACAATACCTAATCCAGAAATACTTATTAAAGGTGTGTTGTCAGATAAGATTGCAGAGTTTTCTAAGCAAAAACAGATTGATAAATTAGAAACATTAGATAATCTTAGTGATGATAAACATAATGGTTCAGAAACAAGTAGTGATATTACATTAGATGATATTATTGCTAAAGAAATGAAACAATACAAAGCCGATAATTTTTACGATTAAGATTAAGAAAGGTTAGGTGAAAAATATGGCTGCTGCAAATACTACATTGGCTGTACTACAAAGAAACGGTATTAGCCAAAATGAATATTGGTCAAAAAGAATTTTAGAAATGATCAAATTAGAAAAATCAAACTTCGTATTTAGTGAATTAGGTACAGAAGTTAGCATTCCTTTACATGAAGGAACTACAACTTTTACAGTTCGTAGATATAATCATATTCCTTATGATACTGATACAAAACATAGATTAACAGAAGGTGTTGCTCCAACAGCATTAAAACCAGAAGCTCATAAAGTTAGTGGTGTTGTTAATCAATTTGGTGTTGTAATGGAAGAAACTGATGTTGCTGCTGATGTTCACTTTGATAATATTAAAACAATTTATCAACCTGAATTATCAAGACATGCTGCTGAAGTTCGTGAAAGAAACATTATTGAAAGTTTCTCAGATGCATCTGAATATTTCGTTGGTACTGGTAATACTGGTGTTAATGATATTGATGCAAGTGATGTTGTAACATTCAAAGATTTCAGAGTTGTTGCATTATCAATGACAAACCATAATAGAACTGGTCATAGAAGATATGGTGGTGCATTCATTGGTGTTTTACATCCAAATGTAATGAATGACTTACTAGATGATCCAGTTTTAGTAAATAAATTACTTGTTCCAGGTAATGAAAATGGTCCAATTAAACAAGGAACTCTAGCTAAATATAAAGCATATGGTATGTACTTTACTGATAGTTTAATTTGTCCAGTAAAAGCAAATTCTAGTTCAGTAAATGTTTATACTTCTTATGTATTAGGTAGAGATCCATATATGGTAATCAAATTAGGTAATGGAAATGTTAAATTCTATGACACAGGATTTACTGCTGATAAAGCTGATCCATTAGGACAAAAAGCTACATTTGGTTATAAGATGTGGACTGGTGCTAAAGTAACAGATCCAGTATCTATTACAAGAGTTTACTCTGCTTCTGGATATGATGTATATGTATCTGACTGGTCAAGTGATGTTGCTGGTCAACCTGCATCACAAGATGAAATCAGTGGTTAGAAATAACTAAAGACTATCTAATGTGAATAAAAGACTATATTGATGTATAGTCTTTTTTATTGTATAATTAAAATAAGGAGATGGAATTATGAAGATTGCTTTTTATATACCTTTTTTCAATCATATTGGTGGAATTGAAAGTTGGATATATTATATTAGTAAGTTGTATGGTAGCAATAGGGATATTACTGTATATTATGTTAATGGTGATGAGAAGCAAATAGATAGACTTTTACCTTTAATAAAAGTTAAAAAATTTTATTATCAAGAAATTGATTGTGATGTTGCTATATTTGCATTTACACCTCAAGATAAAGAAATAGAATGTTTCAAAGCTAAAAAGGAAAGAATACAATTTATACATGCTTGTTATTCTATTGCATATAAAATTAAAAATTTTGAGAAGAATCCATTAATAGATAGATATATTGCTGTTAGTCAAACAGCAGCTGATGATTTCTATAAAATTTCTGGTTTAATGCCAGAAATAATATACAATCCTATTTATTTTGATAAACCTAGAAAGGTTTTGAGATTAATAAGTGCTACAAGAATTACAGAAGATAAAGGATCTATATGGGAGAAAATGCAGATATTTGCAAGAAAATTAATAGAAAAAGATATACCATTTATTTGGTTAGTTTTTACAAATAATACAAAGATAAAAACAGATATAAAAGGTTTTGCCATTATGCCACCAGAATTAAAGATAACTGATTATATTGCTGATGCAGATTATCTTGTGCAATTTTCAAAAACAGAAGCTGATTGTTTATCTGTAAAAGAAAGTCTATGTTTAGGTACTCCTGTACTTGTTACTAATTTTGATGCAGCTATAGAAAACGGTATTGTAGATGGAGAGACAGGATATATTTTTAATATGGATATGAAAGATATTGATGTTGAAAAAGTTTATAATAATATACCTAAATTTGATTATAAAGTTAAAACATCTGAAAAAGAATGGAATGAACTTTTAGGAAAACCTTGTAAGCCTAAGAAAGATAAAATGGTGGAAGTTAAATGTAAGGTTGAAAAGTTTTGGGATGTAGAATATAATTGTAATAGAAAAAGAGGAGAGACATGGACTGTTGATGAAGATAGAGCTAGATCATTAGTCAGTTCAAAGCAAAAAACACAAGAAGGGTTTACAATTATGCAATTAGTTGATATAATAGAGTAAAGGAGAAATGGAAAATGACAGAAACAAATAATGAAAAACCAGTTTTAACTGATGAAGAACTAGGTTTGGAAGGAATGGAAGATAATAAACAAAATGAAACCAATGGAGAGGTAAAAAATAAAAAACAAACTATTTCTAAACAAACTAGTAAAGGTGTTAAAAAAGCAGATGATGCACTAAAGAATGCAGCTGCAACAGCAGCACTTAAAGCAGCTATTGATGCTAATACTGAATTAAGTGTAAAAGAAGCAGAAAAAACATACATCAAAGAAAAAATGAAATTTATGTTGGATAAATGTAAGAGTGATGAAGTGGTAGAGTTTAGAGGAGATAAGATATATGCTCCATATTTTGGTAAAGAATATACATTCTTATATAATGCAATTCCAGTAACAATTAAATTTGATGGTTCTGTTCAAAAATTCCCTAAATTTATCTATGATAAAATTATGGAAAAAATTCATGAGGTATCAGAAAGTAATACTCCAAAGGTTCAAATAGAAGATAGAACTGGTCAATAGTTTATAGTTTATTTACTATAAACTTTTTTTATGTTATAATTATTATAAAGAAGGTGATTATATGACATTAGCAGACATTATGAAAAATTCAGCAATATTTACAGATGAAAGTTTCTCTGTTGAGAATATATTAAGTTTA